AACCTGCAGTATTGGATGCCGGATAGAGATTCAGGCGAAAAATCGTATTGATGTCCTTGATGACCGTAGTATCGCGTTCATCCTGTGGCATCATCTTAAACGAAAACTCAAATTCGCGAACTGATGTTCCCTGAAATGATACTGCCCTTCCTGGGTTTTGCACTCGCTTTGTAGCTAAAGTTACGGCCTCGGCAACATTGGCGTATTTGTTCTCGGCGTATTCTTTTGCCAGTATGTTTGCGGCCACGGCACCGACGTTTTTAAGCTGATCGGTCATCGTCCCAGATGTCTTATCAGTGTCAAATCCTAGTAAACCCAGATCGACATTAGAGTATTCAGCATTATCGGCAAACGTCAATCCTGAAGGAATAGGAAAATGAATAGACTTTCCTCCACATTCAAATCTGACATGGGGGAAATTGGCACGCTCGTTTCGCATCTTTGTGGGAAATGCAAAAATAGAATTCTGCGAAGCTACGTACTCATTTACGTTCGCAGCTCTTTTATCGTTGTCCTGACGTGATGTAGGTGATAGGATTGATAGGCCAGGCATAAATACAGTATTTATACTGCATTCCGGAGCAATCGATTTGAGTTACAAAGGCAAATTTTCACCAAAGAATCCATCAAAGTACCGAGGCGATGTCACTAACATTGTCTATCGTTCTCTGTGGGAGCGACAGGTATTTCGCTGGCTTGACGACAATTCGTTCGTCAAGTGCTGGTCATCCGAGGAAACAGTGGTGCCATATCGGTGCAAGACTGATGGAAAGCTGCATCGATACTTCGTGGATGTCAAGATCGAATTCACCGACGGCCGAGTGTTTCTGGTAGAGATCAAACCAAAGAAGGAAACTGTCCCTCCTCGCAACACCGGCCGCAAGACGAAGAAGTACATCACTGAGGTGATGACATACGCCAAGAACATCAGCAAGTGGGAGGCAGCAAAGGAGTTTGCCGAGGACCGAGGTTGGTCGTTTGAGGTCTGGAATGAAGATTTTCTGAAAAGTCTAGGAATCAAAATCCTCTAAAATAGCCTATAAATAGTGACCATGGCGTCACTGTTCGACACACTCAGAAAAGAATCTACTGCGACCGGCTTCGCAGCACGATCAAAGGAGGCCCGTGATTGGTTCATGGATAAAGCCCGTGAACTGAATGGGCAGATCAACCGAAAGAAGCTTCTGAATGATCCTGCCGTAAAGAATAAACCGAATCCTCAGTGGGGATTCATGTATATGTTTGTGTATGATGCGCTGCACAAGGATACGCTGCCATACTACGATCGCTTTCCCCTAATCATCCTGTTAAAGCCGGCCGAGGGAGGTTTCCTAGGAATGAATCTTCATTATCTAGAGCCACGCGTTCGCGCCATCTTCCTGGACAAATTATTGGCCACACTGAAGGATGACGAGTTGACCGAAAGAACCCGCTTGCGTCTACGTTATCAATTACTGGCCTCGGCGCAGAGGTTTCGCTATTTCAGACCGTGCCTGAAGCATTATCTTTGGGATCAGATTGGTAGCCGAATTGCTCAGGTTCATGCCCCGGATTGGGAGACTGCAATCTTTCTTCCGACAGAACACTTCAAGGGTGCTACAAAGCAGAAAGTCTGGAGAGAGTCCAGAAAGGTCTATCAAAAATCATAATCATGGCATTCGACTCCATCAACGATCTCAAGAGTTACATCCAGCGTGGAAACGGTCTGGCGATGACGAATCGTTTTCAGGTTACATTGTCCGCACCATCGGGAATTAGTTTTGGAAATGACATGCGCGAATTCACCGTTTTGTGCGAATCTGCAATCATTCCAGGAAAACAAATCACTACTGCAGATTATCAGTTATTGCGCCAGCCAATTAAAATGGTAACAAGTTATATGAACGAAGATGTTGTATTTTCGTTCCTGTTGACCAACAATTATTCGATCAAGAAAGCTTTTGATACCTGGATCGAACAGATGATTTCGGTTGAAAAATACCGTGCAAAATACAAAAACCAATATACGACGTCGATCCAGATCTATCAGTTGGACAAGGATAATAATCCGACATATGGTGTCAGATTAAACGAGGCTTTTCCAATTACCATGAATGCGGTAACTTTGGACAATACTGCAGAGAATGCAATTCAAAAACTGTTTGTCACATTAGCCTATACCGACTACGAAGTACTTTCGTCACTGAACTGAATGACTAACCACATCATTAACTATGCCGCTACCAAAAATTGAAGCACCAAAGTATGAAACTAAGATTCCTTCGACCGGTAAGACCGTTCAATACCGTCCGTATCTAGTCAAGGAAGAAAAGATCCTCATGATTGCACTGGAGACGAAGAATTCATCTTCGATTCTGAATGCAGTCAAGGACATCATCTCATCATGCACGTATGGAAAGGTCGATCCTGAGAACCTATGCACGTTCGACCTGGAGTACCTATTCCTAAAGCTACGCGCAAAATCAACCGGCGAGATCGCAAAGATCGGAATGAAGTGCAGTCATTGTGAAGCCGTAAATCAGATCGAAGTAAATTTAGATCAGATCGAGGTAAAGATGCCAGAAGGCGTCGACCGCAGGATTGCTTTGACCGATGTGGTCGGAGTCAATCTGAACTGGCCAAAAATGTCGCGAATTCCACAGAATACTGGTGAAAAGGCTGATGCCAATGCTGCTATGGATGTGGTGATCGCATGCATCGATTCAATCTACGATAAAACGAAAATCTACAAGGCAGAAGATACTTCTCGTGAAGAGATGATCGAATTCATCGAATCGCTTAGTCAGACGCAGTTCGGAAAGATCCAAGAATTCATGCTGAAGATGCCTGCCCTAGAAACCAAGGTGCAGTTCAGCTGCGTCAAGTGCAAGAAGGATTCAGACATTACCCTCTCGGGTCTGAACTCTTTTTTCACCTAGCCCTCTCTCATGACACGCTTCTCAACTACTACCAGACGAACTTTGCAATGATGCAACACCATCATTACAGTCTGACAGAGATAGAGGACATGCTCCCATGGGAGAGGGAAATCTACGTTCATTTGCTAGTAGAGCACGTCAAGGAAGAAAACGAGCGAATTCAAAAGCTTAACAGACAGAAAGGAACCTGATCAATGGCACAGGAAGAAACAAAGAAAGACAGTAGCGGATCCGGAGAAGCTTCAATTGTGGCTTCTCCGCAGACACCCGTTTCTTCCATCGTGCCGCAAGGACCTTCAGGAGGTGCTGATGCATGGATGTCAGCATCTCCAAAGTCTGAGGCCTCATCACGGTCAGAGACAGAAGCAGCGGCCACGGAAGAGTCAGCTCCAAAGAAAAAGAAAAAGTCAGGCGGAATAAAGAATCCGGAAAAGACCTCTGCAAAAGAACTACTGAAGCAGACAGAGACCCTTCGTGATGTTTCCAGAACTCTGGAAAAACTCAATGATGGTCAGAGAAGAATGGAGAAGGACAACAAGCAGGTTCCAAAACTGCTTGAGGCAGTTGCTGAGAATATCAGCATGACGATTTCTCCGTTGACAAAGATGGCGCAGAATATAAAGACACTCTGCCAGGTCACAGAAAGAAACCTACCTCAGATCGAACATTATGTCGGCAACATGTTCACGATGTTGTACGATGCGATTGACGAGGATAGAAGGTTTCGCTTGCAGGACATGGAGAATCGCCGTGAGTTTGGATCAGCGATTGCAGACCTTACTGATGCCATTGACAAAATCGGAACAGGATCAGCCGGTAAGGCAGAAGAAACAAAGCCAAAATCAGCGGGAGGAATTGATTGGTCCAAACTTGCCGGCATTGCAGCTGCAGCGCTAGCATTTATTCCAGGAATGATTTTAGGGTTCTTCAATCAGATCGCAAAGGAGATCAAGGCGATGTTCTCAGAAACATTGCTGGCCAGAATTCGAAAGATTGGAACATGGATATCTGGTAAATTTGACAAGATTGTGTCCGGAATTAAAGGAGTCTTTCGTGCCATTACTGAACCTATCGGAGCCTTCTTTGAAAGAATGGTCAGCAAGGGAAGAGCATTGCTGAGAATAGTTCAGGAATCGCCTTTTGGAAAATTTTTGTCTGGATTAGGAGAAGTGTTCGAGAGAATCGGAAGCAAGGCGAAGGCGCTCTGGAGAATCGCAATGAACTCTCCGGTTGTGAAGTTTGTGGAAGAACTCGGAGTCTTATTCAAGAATCTGGGGACAAAGTTCATGGATATTGTCGGATCTGTTAAAGAAGTAATGGGAGTCGGAGCTGAAGGTACAGGATTCTTTTCGAAAATAAAGGACGCTTTCAAAGCGGCATGGGAAACAATCACAGGTCCTTTCAAATCATTTAAGGAGGCCTTCGCAAAATTGGCACCCAAGTTCTTTGCGATGGGAGAAATCTTCGGTAAAATCATAGGCAAGCTCGCCTTGCCGTTGACGATCGTGATGGGAATCTGGGACTTCTTCAAGGACTACAGTGAAAAGAATGGATCTTTTGGCGAAAAATTTCAGGCCGGAATGATTGGACTTGTAAACGGATTAGTAGGATGGATCGTAGACATTCCAAAGTCTCTTATCTCATGGATCGCCGGAAAACTGGGATTCACCCAATTTGAAAAAGAGCTAGATGCAATATCATTCAAGGACTTCTTCACTGAATTTATCAAACAAGGGCAACTTCTATTTGAAGGATTCTTTGAGTTCATCCTGGTTACGATACCTAAATTCTTCTCTGATATTGTGCCGAAGATCGTCAGCAAAGCAGTCGATGTACTAGGAGGAGCCTGGGATTGGATCGCCGATGGTATCAGAAATATCGCGGAAAACATTAAATCTAATTTCATGGATATGTTCTCCGGTCTTGGAGAAATTGTAGATTCCATCAAAGGCTTGTTCGCTGGAGAAGTAGATTTCAAGACATTGTTTCTGCAGATGATCGCCGGTATTGTTAAAACCTTGTTGTTCCCACTGAATGGTGTAGCAAAACTCGTAGGATTCAATATAACGGAAAAGGTACTTGATCTGCTTGGTCTAAAGTCTTCTGGAAGTGGATCTGGAGCTTCTCCTGCTGCAGCTCCTGCATCTGCTGTTTCTGCAATGCCTGAACCTACGTATACTCCTGGATTTTTGCCGGAGTTCAAACAAGAACTGGCTCTCAGAGAACGTATGGTGCCTAATGCTCAGAGAGCAGATGGACAGCAGCTCTCAGCAATGTCAACACAGACTCAGGCTGCAAGAGACGAAGCTGCACTGACTGGTACTGGATCGAATGTTGTGGATGCCTCAAGCCGAACCAACATCATCAACAATAACCAGACAGCCGCAGTCTCAGGATCCGACATACCAGATAGAACTTCCGGCGTGTTCATGATGAGATTTGGATACTAAAAAGGGTGTACCGATTTGGTACACCCTCGATGAAGAACCTTTCAGTTCAGATTAGTCTTCCTTGGCGAGCTTAGCGAAGTAGGACAGCGTGTCCTCATCTTCGCCGTCGTCCTGCTTGGCTGGAGCCGAGCGAGGCGGAAGAGCTGCAGCGGTACGGGGAGCCGGTGCTTCAGTCTTCTCATCTAGATCAGTTTGCTCAGCTGTCGTCAGGACCTGACCAGCCTCACCTAGAACTTCCTTGAGCTTGCGCTCAAGTTCAGCGTAGGACTTGAAGTTCTTCGGATCTAGGAATTCCTGCAGGGAGTGCAGCTTCGCATAGACCGACTCCAGCTTCTTGTCGTCACCACCAAAAAGCGGTGCAGCAGAAGCAAACTCGGACTTGTCGTAGTTACGGTATCCCTCGACATTGCGGATCTTCAGCTTGAAGTCAGCACCCTCCCAGAAGTCAAACGGATTGACCGGCTTCTCATCCTGGAAGGCAGGCTGCATGACGTCAAGGACCTTGTCAAAGATCTTCTTGCCGAACTTGAACAGCTTGACCTGACCATCGTTTGCCGGATTGGCAGGATCGGAGATGATCAGGATGTTGGCCACGTAGTGGAGACGGCGCTTACGAGCACGTACCATCTCCTTGTCCTCTTCGCGGCCCGTATTCCAGAGCTTTGAGTTGAGGTCAGAGACCGGATCCTTCTGACCGATGGTCGTCAGGGAGTTCTCGATGTACCAGCGACCCGTCGGGCCCTTGAAGCCGTGATCCCAGTAGCGGATCCACGGGAGCTCTTCTCCCTGAGCAGCCGGGAGAAAGCGAATAACTGCGTAGCCGTTGCCGGCCTTATCGACCTGTGGCTGCCAGAAACGATCGTCCTCATAGGACTTCTTCTCTTGGCCGCCTGAGGCCTTCTGCGCCTGGGCAAGCATGCTTGAGAGCGTTGCCTGCCGGTTCTTCTTCATTTGTTCGAATGACATGTTGTGTATGCGTTGTATGGGTTGTATCCTAACTACTCTCGTCAATTTGTAAATCTCGAAAGCGCAATTTGCTTGCACTTTTTGAGGTCCACAACCTGACGAAAGAATGGCCGGTATTTCTGCAGAGTCTTCGCAAATTCTGGCCAGAAGATTGTCTCTGTGACAGAGGTTCTCTTCATGAACTCGAGAAGCTCATCAAAGACCACGAGGGTCTCCAATGAGATAGTACCTGCAGAATGAAGACGAACTATGAGAGGATGGTCACCATCACGCGAGACGAAGAGATCGTCGAACTTGAGGCGATTCTCCTGACAATGGTTCATCAGGTAATCAACCTGGTCGCTGAAATAGTACGAGAATGAATCGCGTTTTCGGATCCACTCTTCGTAGGTATCATCAGCCTCCGAGTCGATGAGATTGCCTGCCCAGACCTTCGTTCTCGTAGAGAAGTTAGAGACCAGGAAGTCAACCAAAGTCTGTCGATCCGGATACTTCTTCGCCAGCTTGGCAAAGTAGAACCGGTCTTTTCTTTTAAGGAACGAACTCTGTGATGCAGAGGTGCGGAAGTTGTACTTCAGCGCATCATATGTATCAGACTCAAAATGCAACTTCAGAGCATTGTAGACCTGATATGCTTCCCAAGGTTTCAAGGTGGCCACTTGCTTTCGCTAAATTTGCAGTCCGAGGGTGAATGCTCGATTCCGATATGAATCAAGACCTCAAAGAGAAACGTTCCGAGATGAATCTGGATACCCTTGACATCTTGAGCATCGTTCCAAGGGTTACCCTGCTGGCGATAACCTTGAATCATCAGCCCAAAGTTTGACGTCAAGAAACGATGGTTGTAGAAAAAGAATGGCTTAGTTTTCATCTTTGGTGTAGACGATCCACATGACGTTTGCCCCTAGATCATCAGGAGGCTGAGTAAATCCAATCAACTTCTGAAAACGGTCAATGAAGGAATCCTGAGTCTGAACCATCACGATCTTGTTCTGAAGACGTTCTAGTTGTTTCTTGTCGATGACTCCGTCATTATAGGCAGCAGCCATGAAAGCTTCTACCGCAGATTGTCCGTGCTTCTGCAGCTCGGGGATAGAGACGGTATATGTCTTGCTCATCGAAAGGCGCGGATCAGGCTGCTGGTACGATAGTTAATGCCGTTATCCTTGCGCTTGCCACCAAAGGCACCAGGAGTGACATCAGGATGCCGTCCACGCTTGATTGCGCGACGCTCCATAGCCTTGGCCGGAGCGGTATAAGTGATATTGCCGCTTGAATCTGCGGCAAGTTCTGGCGTTTGTGCAAGTCCGGATGTAGGTGTTTCTGTAGTGCTCATAGGAATGGATTCAGGTTGTTAGTTTTAGGAAGTAGGTTGGATGCCATACCCTCGGACTCAAGCTTGGCTTTAATGGCAGGAGTCACGAGGCGAGCGACGTCGGCAGGATCGATCCCGCGCTCGTCGCAGACATGGATGATGGCCTCGATGTAGGTCAGCTTTTCCTTCTTTACGAGGTTCTCGACCAGATGGGCCAGAGTGGCGCTCGTCAAGAGGTTTGGAAGTAGTGTCATGTCATCCACGGGTTTCGAATACTCGAAGCAGAACAACCTCTCCGTTGATCCTAGGCTTCGGTTTGCTTTCTTTTGTTGTTAGGTTTGACCAGGCTTTCTCAATTTGCTTAGGTGTGTTATTTAGCACGATGGGCAGGAACTCGTCAGGTTTGCGCAGACGGATCGCACGAGTGCTCAGATCATCCACGTTCTGAAGCGTAGTACCCTTGATGGACAACCCCTTCTCGTTCTGGGCTACGTAATCCAACAGGACACGGTACTTCGTATTGAAGGCCAACAAACGATAGGCTCCGACGATCCGAACAGGATTTACCGAGGCAATCTTGAACTCAGGATTCTCCTTGCAGTACTTGAGCGACGAGATCTGCTTCGTGGCAGATACCGGCTTCTTCTCACGAGGGGCCCGAGTTGCCTTGGCTGCATTCCGGAACTTATCCAGGTCAGCCAACATCGAATTGAACGCCTTCACCCTAGAGGTCAGTTGTTCTTTGGTGAGGTGTTGATAGGCCTCGACCAGATAGGCATCTGACTTGTCCAGTGCGGATCCCATCTCGTCACGATGCCGTGTCAACCACTGCTCGACCTGGTTACAGGAAGCTGCAGGAAGCCGGTGTTCCTGCATGCGAGCGTAGATGTCGATAGGCGTGGATTGAGAGTTGTCCATGGACCACTGGTCAAGCATGACGTCAAGGTCCATGATGATGGTCCGAGTCGTCTTGTCCTTCAGGAATACCATGGGAGAGACTGCTGGTTCTTTAACCGTCTTCTCTGGATCGGCGATGTTCTTTGCTTCTGCGATGACCTTCTCGATGATATCACGCACGAAGATATCGTCTGGATGATAGTCCATCTCCGGATGACGTGATGGCATTCCCCTCAGCATTGAGGTGCAGAGGGTACCAACAGTGATGCCGGGAAGATAGTCCGGTGCACGACGAACGGCAGCAATGTCCTGCTTGGAATAGCCGTCGGCCTCCATCCACTCAAGAACCTTAGGCTTGGTCTCCTTGGCTGAGAGGTAGTAGTTGTAGAAGTTGAAAGCGCGACTGCGCTCCTTCTCAAACTTCTCCTTCGGCCAAGACTTCCAATCGTCCCAGACGGGTTCAGCACCAGTATACCGCTCATCCGTGGCATTGACGCCATGGATGTGCTTGCGCACCTTCTTCGTGCGCTTCTTGGCATTCTTGAGGATATCTTCGACAGCCATGTTCAGCGTTTCCAGTCGGTTACTGACTCGACACGAAACGAGCGCCAACCCTGGTTATCCAGGTCGTAGACGCGAATGACATCAAGGTTCTCCTTGATCTGCTTCTCGTTCTTAGGCTTCGCCGCCTCTGGGATGTACGACTCATGGAGTGTGCACCACATCGTGCGTTCGGTACCATCTACCTTCGTGAAGGTGATGTGAGGAGCCGGTCGAGCCTGAAGAAGGCGGACCAGTTCGTCTCTCGTGAATTTTCCGTTACTCATAATGAATGATCCTAGCACGTTTGGCTGGGATGTAAATCAAATAGTTCTGTGAAATGAGCCTACCTCAATTTGAGTTGAAGTATGCTTTATGTTAGATAGGCCAATGCTGTTTGAAGGCCGAAGCGTATATCTTGATCTACTTACTAGAAGTAG